AAACATTGGGCTTTATTCCTACTATCTGAAAGTTGAGTTTTATGACAACATACAACGAATGGCTGTTAGGCCTAAAAATTGACCAACTTGAAGCCGAGTTGGGTGAAAAGGCTGGTCTGATTGCTGACCTTCAAATGAAAAATGATTCATTGGTCAACCTGTTGAACACTCATTTCGCTCTCACCCGTGGGGTTGCGTCATGAACTGGTTTGGCTTCTTGACCTGTGCCTCGATATTCCTTGCGATTTTTGGTCGCATCGTTTACGAATTGGGCTACGACAAGGCTGTTGAGGACATTTCAGTCAGCCGTCATTGGTGTCTAAAGAAAGAGAGTAAGTATGTTGACAGTCACATTCACTGGTCACAGGCCGAATAAAATCGGTGGTTACGACCCTAACAACCCAAAGCGTGTGGCAATTCGTAAAGAGTTGCGGAACATGTTGTTGGTCTTGCTGGAGGATGACCCAGATATTACCGCCATTTGTGGTGGTGCACTCGGTGTCGATACGGACGCCGCTCGTGAGTGCTACAAGCTGGGTATTCCTTACATGATTGCTGCACCTTGTCGTAATCAGGACAAAATGTGGCCGACTGCTAGCAAAGTCTCGTACAAAAAGATGTGCGACCTTGCTACTTCGGTTCGTTTTGTTCACGATGGTGAGTACAACTCGTCGTGTATGCAAGACCGTAATCGTTTCATGGTGGACAACGCTGATGTGTTGATTTCCGTGTGGGACGGTGTTGAAAGTGGCGGGACTTGGAACTGTATTTCTTATGCGAATACAAAGCCAGAGTTACGCCACATCGCAATAAACCCTAATGAACTTGGGGCTTAGTTCGTTTCTCACGGGGGTTTTTCGCCCCCGTGAGAAACTTCACACACCTACAGATTGGAGACATTGTGGACGAACCACGCATTACTCGTTATGTGCTTGACAAGTACTACGGCTCTGCCTATCAGTCCGTTCAGGACGAGATTGACGGAGTTGACGACGAGGACGACCCTGAGATTCGGCTTCACCGTTTGGACATGTTGCGAGACTTTGAAGCCTCGCTAGAACCGTCTGACGATGACTTTGCCTGTCCGACCACAGAAGTTGATTGGCGAGACGATGACCGTTTTGAGCAACTCAACGAAAGTCAAGTCTGGACAGACTAAATGTTGTTCGCTTCTCGCCCCCGCACTTGCGTGGGTCGAGAAGCTCACAAACAAAAATAAATAAATAAAAAAAACAAGGCGAAAGCCAGAAAGGACAATCATGTCCGCATCAAAAAAGACCAACACAGCGAAGGCTCAAGCCTCGACTGTGCCACAAGCTGACACCATCACCATGACGGTGGCAAGCATTGACGAGGGAGCAAAGGGAGGCGCATTCGTACGCTTCGTTGCTAACAGCAAGGGCATTCAGTGGCAGGTCTACATGACCCACGCAAAGATTGCCTCATTCAACATCAATGAGGGTTCAGAGTTGACGATGAAGGCATCGTCTATCAAGCAGGCATTTGCCTACGACTCAACGACCCGCAGTACGGTTGTTGACGCTGAGGGCAAGCCAGTTCTTGCACCAATCGTCTACGGTTACACCAACGCTTCAGGCGAGGAAGTCCGTTACAAGTACGGCAAGGGAACCTTGGACATTGGCGTCAAGATTGTGAGCAACAAGCCAAACCCAAACATTGGGGAGACGCAAGCTCGTGGGGCATTCGACCCACGCTGAGTGTGTTTGTCATACACACACGAAAGGGGCTGGGCAGCAAGCTGCCCGGCCCTTTGTGTGTGAAGGGCTAGGAGCACCGTGCTAAAGCACTATTTCGCATTCGCGAAATTGCCTATAAAGATTATCCCGCACAAACCAGTGCGTGATGGTTCAGGTCAAAACACAAACCGATTCCGACATGCCCCCACAAGGGGGGCAGTCGAAATCGGTTATCAACACAGGGAGGTAATTCCTCGGATGGGTCTAAATGCACAACGAATTTTCAAAACTTCTAGTTGACTGGCGGGTTGGCGACCCAATCGTCGAGAACAAAACATATTTAGTAACTATCAAAACTGTTTTCGACCATGATTGGCAATTTCATCTACTCACCAGCATTCTAAATAAGTACACGTTCAACGAGGAGTATGCATTGTTCTTCACTAATCATGAGATAACTATTCTCAACAAAATGTGGGAAAACATTTCTATGCCCCCATTTGTGGAAGCAGCAGAAATCGTTGCAAGTTGGGTAAGTCTTCAACATGAACTCAATTTGTAGTTCATGTGTTCGTCTGTTTGTGCGCCCTCGCTTTGCGTGGCGCACAAACATCCTCTCTCGAAAGGTTGGTAATGGTTACTAAGCGTAAGAAAATCCAAGTCATGAATCAAGTCGTAATCAATCTAATGATTGAAAACGATGCACTCAAAAAGCAAATCAAGAAGTACGAAAACTTACTTGATGTAACACTCATCAAGTCGGGTTCGCCCACAGAAGAACAGTCCTACTAGGAGCAACATGTCAATGATTCCAACCATGTCCGAAATCAACGAAGCAATGCAACAAGCCCTCAACGCCATGAAGGCTGCCCAAATAGAAATCATTTACCTCAGGGAAGAAAACAAAAAACTCCAGCAAATACTGGGTTTTTCAATCGAAAAAGGAGAAATCAATGCCTAGTGAACACGACGAAGAAGAACACCTCACATGTCCTCAATGTGACTACACATACCCGGTCAGCGAGATGGAAGAAATCGCTGGCTCGTTTTGGTGTAACGAAGATTGTTACAACGAATACTGTGAAAACAATGACGATTCAGATTCTCTGATTCTTCCATACTCAACGAAGAAACGTGCTGTGTTCATGCATCCAAACGGTGACTTCCGTTCGATGTATCGTTCCGTCGCAAAGTACAACGGTGACAAAGTTACACCTGAGTTGTATGTTGGCATCGAACTTGAAACAGAATCTGTCAACGGAAACAAGTTTGATGGTGCTCGCTATGTAAAAGCAAACACAATCATCAACGGTGTAGAAACCGTGTATCTCAAATCCGATGCATCTCTCGATGACGGATTCGAGATTGTTTCACATCCCGGCACATTCGAATTCTTCATGGAAGACTTCAACTGGTCGGCAATTTCTGGACTCAAGTCTCGTGGTTTCAACGCATGGAATTCACCAACATGCGGATTGCACTTGCACTTGTCACGCAATGCATTCATCAACGATGCACACTTGATGAAGTTCATTTACTTCATCTACAAGAATCGTGTACCGCTTGTACAGTTTGCAGGTCGTGAGTCAAGTCGTTACGCACGATTCGACATGAACATGTTCCTCAACGGTTACTACGACTGGAGCGAGGACAAGTCAATCAAGGGTTCGACCTTGCTTCAGATGGCTAAGGGTCATCACCGCAACTCAGAACGCATGATGGCAGTCAATCTACAAAACACCAAAACGATTGAACTGCGATTCTTCCGTCCATCACTCAACACCGACACTGTGAAAGCAGCAATCCAGTTTGCTCAAGCATTGTTTGAGTACACCATTGATGTAAACGCCAAACAAGCAATCAACGGTGGATTGATGTTCGACTCATTCAAGTCATGGACATTCGAAAAATCAAAGTTCCACATCCTAAATCAAAGAATCTCAGAACGAGTCAAACAAACAGCCTAAGGAGCAATCATGTGTCTACTCACACTCATACCCGACTACGTAACGCCCGACATGGAGCGTTTCAAAGTCGCAGCTAAATCCAATCCTGACGGATTCGGATTTGCAATTTCAACAGGCAAGAAACTCATTGTTGTTCGTGGCATGGACTTCGATGAAGTTGCTAACAAGTTTGTTGACTTGCGCAAAAAAGAACAAGGCCCAGCAATCTTCCACTTCCGTTGGACTACTCACGGTCAAACTGTGGTCGAGAACTGCCACCCATACCTGTTAGGTCAAGACCCTCAATCAGTCATGGCTCACAACGGAATCCTGCCAATCATGATGCAAAAGGATGAGCAACGCTCAGACTCAAAAGTCTTCGCAGAAGACATTATGCCATCAATCGGTGGCATCGCATCGCTTGATGACAACGACTATCACGCAAAATTGTCAGCGTGGGCAAAGGGTTCAAAGCTTGCGTTCCTAACTGTCAATGACGATGCAAAGTATGACTGGTACATCGTCAACGAAAAAGACGGTCACTGGGACAAAGACATGTGGTGGTCAAACAGTTCTTACAAGCAGACAACGTACAAGCCATACCGAGGTGGCATGTACGGCTCTGGATGGGACTGGGACTACGATTACAACAAAAAGTACGCATCATCGTACGCATCATCGTGGGACAACGCAACAACACTTTACGACGACGAAGCAGAGTTGCTGTACGCAGGTGCACTCACAATTGATGAGTGCTACGAAGCAGCAGATTTGTACACCACAAAGTACAACGAAAAACAAAACCAAATTCATTGTCAAACATGTCAGTTAGATGACATTGTTCCAAACGATGAACTTCGCACAAACTGTGCTACTTGTAGCGCATGTTTGCTATGCACAATGGATGCCTGCGATTGCTGGGATGCATTGTGGATAGAACCAGAAACAGTCCTAGTCGAAAACGGTTGGGAAGTACCAACCGGCACAAACACACATCCAAGTTACTACTAGAAACCAAGGAGAAATCATGGAACTTCAGTACATCGAAAACCCAGTAATCAGACAACAGAAAACAAGAGCACTCGTCAAAGAAATCATGGTCAAAGCAGAACCAAACAAGTGGATAATCGAATCCACATCAGAAACAAAAACAAGAAAAGCGTTGATAACAACCCAGCAAAAAGTTGCTCAACGAAAAAACGTCTATGGAAAGTACCCACTCGAATGGGCAATCCATGAAGGTGAAACTGGTTATTCAATCATCGTAAGAAAGTTGGAAACAAAATGACAACCATCAAACTCATTCCGCAAGCAATGGAATTCGATGTGTCCCTAGATAGCGCATCAATGCCATCGCTGTTCAATCAGTCAATAGAAACAACCATTATTCAAGAAGTTGACCGTCAGGTCAGTGGTCGTGTTCCGAATGCAGCAAGTGTTGCTGAAGCAGTTACCGAAGCAATGCGAGTTGACAGAGACTTCTGTCGCAAAATTCGTGACTGGGTTATGGAATCAATTGACTACGAATCAATCACAACAGACGTCAGAGACAACTTGCAATACGACGAGTTGGCTGGATACATCTTGGACAATGACACCATCACAGATGTTTTGGTTCGTGCAGTTGTTCAAAACTCACGATTCAAATCAAACATGAATGCTGCAGTCAATCTGTACTTAGAATCACTTGATGTGCAATCTCGTGTCGACGACAAGATTGCAGAGATGAGTTCACTCATGGAAAACAGAATCATCGAAAGTGTTCTCAACACAATCGCACAGCGCCTTGCAGCCAAGTTCGATGTATGAGTACACCAGATTTCAGTAAAGCAAAATGCAAAAACCAACCAACACAATGGTGGTTCCCTGAATGGCCACTAACTAAAAATCAAATCAGGACAATGAGCCAAGCAAAAGCTATATGTGCCACCTGTCAAATCAAATCAAAGTGCTTTGAGTACGGCGTAAATAGCAAATCGCATGGCATATGGGGTGGCATCACCCTGTACGAAGGCAAAACAGAATACAGAAAATCCAAAACCAAACAGAAACAGGAGATACCAGCATGACAGCCATCAACTACTCGGAAAAGTTCGAGACAACACTCAAAGAAATTGACCACACAATCACAGAAAAAATCGTGGAACTACACGATGATGAATTCAATTTGCCAAAAGCAACATTGTTCGGATTCGACTACATCCACGGCGAATTGCCATGGTGCAAAGTCATCGCAGAAGACAGCGACATTTATGAGATGCTCGCTGACATGGCTACAATCAACGCACTGATTGAATCAGGTTTCAAAAGCTTCGCAGTCAGCACATGCGGTTGGGCTGCACCCATCAATGACCATGACGACGACAATGACACACCACCATCGCAACACCCGGAACGTGTTCGTGTGCGTCTAGTAACACTCATGCACAACAACAAGATGGGTTCAGCAATCCACTTCAAAGGCAAAGATGAAATCACCTACGACACAAGTAGTGCCAGAGGCTCTCTCAAAGATGCACTTGAAGACTTCAATGAACTTGCAAAAGCCTTGGCTGCAGTAAAAGGAACAACACAATTACCATGAGAAAAATGGAACCAACACTGGAAGTGTCAATGACATTATCCGAATTGCGGGCGGTTGTAAAATCGCTCGCAATCGGAGTTGACCAATTAGCCAAAAAAATCCATCGATTTGCCGAGGATGAGCGAATCGAAAATGAGCGGATAGACTCTATTCACACAGAATTGACAGAGCTTTTATCCGCAAAGCATGAAATGGAAACTGTCATGTCCCTCGCACTACAAGGAGATTCTGCTTGATAGCACAGGTAACAGTCACACTCAGCCTAATTGTTGGGGGCGCTTTGCCCCCAACAAACAGTTATAGCGATGAAATCCGCAATCGTCATAAAGAGGAAGCACCCACAGTCGAACCTCTTGTGGACGCCAAGTGTCCTCAATGGTGGGATTTAGCACTAAAACAAGGGTGGAGAAAAAGTCTGTTGCCAAAGATGGACAGAATCATGTGGCGAGAATCCCGCTGCGATTTATACGCAATCAACAAAGACGACCCAAACAAGGGCTCTTGGGGGTTGATGCAAGTAAATGGCTTCTGGGTCAAGTATCTCTCGTCTAGAGGCATCCTGAAGCGTCTGGAAGACCTTCAAGACCCATCAGTCAACCTCAGGTCAGCTCTGGCAATCTACAACTACGCCGACGGTCGCTACCGTAACGGATGGGGGCCGTGGGGCGAAGAATAATTTTGCCCACCATCCTTGACCGTTGACGCACGGGGTGTACAATGGGGGGGAAAGGGGGGGCACAAGCAAAACAAGTGCACCCAAAACCCCAGAGGGTTTGGGGTGCTAACTAGTACGACCACAAAACACACGGGGAGAAAAATGCGAATAGAACAAACAGACACAGGTACACGCATCTACGTAAGACAGTCATGGCTCGGTGATGCACTCATGTGCCCAGAACGGGCAAGACTCATTGCGTTACATCCTGAGTCACGCAAAGAAAACGATTCAGCAATGATGGGTACTGCTGTTCATGCCGGCATCGAAGCAGTTCTTCGTGGTGAAATTAGCCCCGTAAACATTGACGATTTTGCAGTTTCTGCATTCCGTGTTGCAGAAACACAACTACTCATTCAAGCAAAACAAATCAACATCACTAACACAGACCCAAGAAATTGGGACAAGCACATCGCATCAATGGCTAACGCATGGGTCAAAGACATAATGCCATCAGTTCCAGAAGGCGGTGACTGTGAATGGAAATTCTCAGCAAAGGTCGCAGATGTGGTCGATGGAATCTTCCCTTACGAATTATGGTTTGAGGGAACAATGGACTACTTCCATCCTCAAAGTATTTGGGACTGGAAAACTGCAGCTCGCAAGTATTACCAAGCAGAAAAACAAAATCAAAACATTCAGTCTGCTGTTTATGCAAAAGCAGCAACCTCACTGGGGTTGATGGATTATGACGTCACATTCAATTTTGGCGTCATGATTCGCAATGCATCAAGTACTGGTCAAATCGTACCAGTCGTCAGAACAGCACAACATGGTGAATGGATTGTTGAACAAACAAAAACTTTGGTCAACAACCTGCTCATCATAAACAACAGCCAGCCATCAACCAGATGGTTGGCAAACGACCAGCACTTTCTCTGTTCACAGAGATGGTGTCCAGTATGGTCAAAATGCAAAGGCTCGTACATCACGAGCGAAACAGACAATGCCGAGGAGGCATAACCATGGATAAAGACAGAGCAATAATCACCCAAGTCTGTGCGAAAATCGCATCAGACCTAACAAGCAAAGACAACGGAGTTGACGAGCGGATTGGTGAATTCACCACAATCTTCTCGACAATTACCGAAATCATCATGGAACAAATCTATGGTGGAGAAGCAACGCAGATGCAGAACGACAACATCATTCAATTGGCAAAAGACACTTTCAACGCAGAACAAGTAGCAACGCCAATGAGTTCAATGCAAAGTTCTGGCGAGACTGTAACAGTCAAAGGCAAGCAACATGGACCACTACCAGACTGGCTCATCAAAGCTTGCAAGCGTGACGGTGTAACAACTGTCTACGACAATCGTGACGGTTTGGCTGCAAATCCAAAGCGTCCATCCTTCAAGGCAGTTGATGCCGAAAAGGCTTACTGGCCACCACGAGGCAAGTAATGCGGTTATCAGCAGAAGAAATATCTGCTGGCTGGGATAACGTGGGGAAGCCGAATCCGACGGCTTCCCCACAATCCGAGTACAGAATGTACACACCACTTTCAGATGCGGCAGATTCTTTCATCAGATGGGCACAGTCACCACAAGAAAGAATCCATTTAGGAATTCCTCGGATTGATGACGAACTACGGGGCATTGCACCCGGTGAAATTTGCATGATGCTTGGCTTCGCTCATGGCGGTAAAACTTTAGTTCTACTAAACACGCTACGCAAAAACATGGACAAACATATTGTCATGTTCATCCCTGATGAACCCAAGCAATTAGTCCTGCTAAAGCTCACATGCATCCTGCATCGCATTGATGCTCGTGAACTAGAAGCAAGAGTTGCTTCGAATGACGAACAAGCAATCAGACTCATGCGTCAAACAGCAGAGGAGTACTTCCCAAACCTTGCTGTCTTTGACCAGCCACTCAATGCGTCAGACATGGAACGTGCATACGACGAAGTATGCGATGTATGGGGTCAAGCACCAGAACTTGTTGTGGTCGACTATCTAGACCTTCTAGAAGCAGGCGAAACAGTCCCAGACAAAGCAACATTCCTAAAGGGCTTTGGTCGTCGTCATGACATACCAATGCTCGTCTTGCACCAAGCGTCAAGAAACGCTGGTGCAGACGGAGCCAAACTCACCATGTCTTCGGGTGCTTACGGTGGCGAACAGCAAGCCACCAGCATCATCGGTGTTCGACGCAAGAAATACCAGATTGCAGCAGAACTTCATGAACTCATTGAAAAGAACGACAGGTCACATTCGGAACGGACTCAAGACAGAATTGATTACCTCAGACATGAGGCATCAATCCATGAACACACCCTAAGTGTGTCACTACTCAAGAACAAGCGACCTGCTGGTCAGCTTGTTGACGACATTGACTTCGAACTTGATTCGGCCACAGGTCGTTTGACTTATTTGGATGGCAAATTACCAGTGCAATATCAGCAGAGAGGGTTGTATGAATGATGGCGTAGAAACATTCATGTCGCTTTTTGCTGGACGCTCTGATGCCTACGGCTCTTGGGATGGCGGTTGTGTCCGTTCAAATGTTACTTACGAAACATTTGCCCGCCACCTTTACGGTCAGGAACTTGTTGGCATCTACCCTTTGACAGCAGGCAATACGGTCAAATGGGGTTGCACCGACATTGACATTGACGACCTAGATGCTGCACGAAATCTGCAATTAGCCTTCAGTATGAAAAGCATTCCAGCATTCGTGGAAAAAACTCGAAAGGGTTATCACATCTGGGTATTCGCTACAGACTGGGTTCCTGCAATAACCATGCGCAGAGCATTCCTTGCAGCGCATGAAGCAATCGGTTATCCAGCAAAAGAAGTAAATCCAAAGCAAGAAGAATCAACAGGACTTGGCAACTATGTGCGCTTGCCATACCCAGACGGTTTCAATGGCATGCCAGAAAACAGGTACATGCTATTCAAAGGCAATGACTCACCAATGTCACTCAAGCAGTTCTTAGATTCAGCCAAAGAATCAAGAGTCAGCCCCAACCTGCTAGACCCACTAGCCAAAATGCATCGTCCAAAGCAACGTGCAGTTCTAGACTTGCCACTCTCAACATCAGTTTCAGAAGCACTCAACTACGCCAATGGTTACATTGAACGGATGTGGCGTGAAGGGCCACTGCCAAACTCGGACAGGTCAAGCACATTGATTCGAATGTGTCACTTCATGCGTGAGTTTGAAGTGCCAATCAATTACGCATACATCATCCTTGTGGACGCAGACAAGCGATGGGGTAAGTTCCATGAACGCCCAGATGCCGTGGTACATTTGACAAAGATAATTGAAGACGCTTACGGCAAAGCAATGACGGGAGACCAATGAAGTATTCACAAGTATTCAACATCAGACCTAAGTCAAAGGGCAGACCACGCATGACCCGTAAAGGTCGTGCGTTTACGCCAAAGGAAACCGTAGAGTACGAGCGTTCAGTCGCTAACGCTTATGTCGGGCCAATGTTCGCAGAGGGTCTAATAAGCATGAAGCTTCGCTTCACAAAAGAAGGAACAGAGTTGTTCATGGAACAAGTCGAGTTAGACCCGGATGCGCCAGTTACCAAAGGCAGACTGACTGGAGACATTGACAACTATGCAAAGTCTGTGCTTGATGCACTCAATGGTGTAGCGTACACAGACGACAAACAAATCGTTTGCCTTTACTTGGAGAAAGCATGACACTCGGAATGTACATACTTGGATTAGGCATAATCGCAGTGGTTCTTTTCTCGTGAAAGAATCACGCTGGGACTTCCCAGCAGAACGCCGTTACAACTTTTCTGACGACCTAAAGTTTGGAAAGAAGGGTGAAGAACTCACCCGTGACTTCCTGCAATCCATTGCTGATGGCTCTTTTGAGGTAAAGACCGACCGTTATCGCAACGGTCGGATGGTTGTTGAAACACAACAAAATCCACGTGGCAACGGTTGGAAAGCCAGCGGCTTAGATGTAACCGAAGCCAAATGGTGGGTGTATATCTACTGCCTAGATGGCGCAATGATGGCTATCAATGTTGAGCGACTGAAGCGATACATTGCCACGCTGCCTAAGAGCAGAATGAAAACCTTTGCTTGGAATTCAAACAACCCAGCAAAAGGTTTCTTGTTGCTTCCAGAAGAAGTTATGGACATGATGATTAACCCTGAATATGACATGAAGGAACTTGAAGCATAGAAAAGAAGTAGACATGTCCCCCTTTCAGGAACAGAACCTGAGAGCAACGAGGAGACCAGAAACGCCGATGGAGGCGTTGATGAGTGCTGCCGTAGGTGAGAACCCAGTGCAGTCTGTATCAGAATTGCAACCGCTCAGAGAGGCGGTTGCAGAGTGCATCGAGTTACTAAGCGAGCAAGACCAATTCATAGTCAACGCTGTAAACTCGGAAATGATTTCATTAGAGAAATTAGGTAAACGTCTAGGCGTCTCTAAGCCTCATGCTTGGAGGCTTCGCAATGCTGCATATGACAGATTGCGGGTGCACTTACTAGCGCATCCTATTATTAGAGAGAGGTTATTTTTAGATGATGACGAATCAGGTCACAGTGGGTTTTGATGTTAAGGTCAATATCCAAGAGATTGCTAAAGTTCTTGAAGCGCATTTTGGTAACACAGATGTGGGTCAAGGAGTACTCGAAAACGGTTTGCCCTTCGGGTTCATACATGTTGCTAATAAGAAAAGGAAGAAAACAAATGGCTGAAGAAGGAGACTGGATTTACAACATCATCCCTGCAGAACAAGTTGATTCCATGACAGAGAACATGGAAAAAATTGAGAAACGCTCTAAGAGTGGTGTCACCATTATCATGAGCGCAAGCGATGAGTCAGCCGTAGAGATGTGCCGCACATGGCAAGAAGCTCTACAGGGCGATTCATTTGCGTGGATAAAAATAAGTTCATTTGTATCCGGAATAATTTCAACCATTGAAGAACATTTAGAAGAAGAAGGAATAAACCCTTATGAAAGTTAAGCAAGTAAAATCGGATTGGTCTCTCGTATGCATTCACTGGCGTGATGCATTTGATGGTGAAAACGGATGGACAGATTTAGATAAATATCAACCAACTGAAATGACTGTTGTATCAGTCGGATACCTAATCCCAGACATGCTCGATGGTTATGTAACCATCGTCAACTCTTACTTCCCTGATGAAGTAGAAGACCCTAAAACTGCAGGCATGTGCGTCCACATCCCGTTGGGCATGGTCATTCAGGTAATTGTTTTAGAACAACCTACTGTCGGATTGGCTTCTAGGGAAGACGAAGATTCTGAAAAGCCTCACGCATCTTCTGCGGGTCATCAGCCATTGCAGGTGAAATTTCAAGGTGTATCCAGTCGCCTGAGCCTCCCCCGCTCATAGTTTTAGTCTTGTAGTTAGACCAACCACCACGGTCGCATCTCCAGCCTCGACCATGAGGCTTGACGATGTAATCAAGTGCTGCCTCTAAGCCTAGAGCATCAGCATTCGCAACGAGAATCTTCAGGATTCTCATTGCTTCTATTCTGCCATTCTTTATACCTTTGGTATTACTGGCATCGTATGCATCAACCATATGACGATAACTCAAGTCGACAGCCCTGCCTGTCGCATGGACGCTAAGGGAGTTCTTGGAACGCATGTTTCGTACACCAAAAGCACCGTTATTCCAAAGAGCACCATTGCTCAATTTGATTACTTCATCAATGAATACTTTCATGCCGGGACGTAATCCCTTTGCTACACCGTCACTATTGCCTGTGTACTTGCGCTTCGTCATGTTAGTTGTACTTTCTAATCGGTGAACCCATATAACTCAACCAAGCATTCAGCTTGGACATTGGATTATCGTTGGTAATCAGTTTGTCAAACTGCTGCGCAGGTGGTGCAATGCTTGTCAAAGCATTCAACAACCTATCATCCACACCCTCAAACTTCTTGCCAGTGTAAGAGTCACGTCCTGTTATCTGTTCAAAAGGAACAACAAACAAAGGATTCATTTTAGGTATCATCTTCATCGGATTGGTCAAATCCGTAAGTTCTTTCTGAATTCGTGTGAATCCAAAGTCTGGCATCATGTACAGACCATCCCCAAATGGCAACCTAAATCCGCCCATCTCTTCTACGAATGGTGGGTTCGGTTCTTCTCTATCGGAGATGTTGTTCTTGATGTTGTAGTAAATGTGGTACGGCCTTGGGTTCAACCACATGTTCGTTATCTGCGTGTGCATATTGCGTGAGTAGAACAACCAGAACGGCATGAACTGTTTCATCACCTTATCCAAGGTACTCAAGTCTTCGTAGTCAAAATAGAAACGCTTCACTCGTGCAGCGGCCATAAATTGGTCGTTGCCTTTCATGGCAGAGTCAAACGACAACACAAATCGGCTGTAGTTATCTGATGCCTGACCAAGTGCGTAGTTCTTTCTAATCAACCACCAGTCCATTACACGACTGCCCGATGCTTCTTTCATTACTTCGCTGTAGATACCGCCACCAGAACCAATCGAACCATTACGTGCAGTCTTGACTATCTCCTGAAGCTGTGGGTCTAATGATGAAACAAATTCGTTGAAACTCTTTCCCTCTTTGGTCGCATCCAAGAAACGCTTGTAAATCTTTGTCGCTTGAATTGCGTTATCCATTTCAACACCAGCCAACGCAAGCTGAATTGCATTAGACAATCCGTTTCGCACATGGAAACCCGGTGTCAACACAGCAAACGCTTTGAACAACTTAGTGTATGGCCCAATGTAGTAAGCCATCTTCCTAATGAACTCAGGGTCTTCAAATCGTGCAGCATTGTTCAATAATTCAATCATCTCTGGTGAGCCATACAAGTTAGGGAAATTCTTGCTAATTGAATCCCATCCTGCCCTAATGCCCTTACCAAATTCCATAACAGCATCAACGGGTACACCATCGACTATCAAACCATTAGATAGTTGCACCTGACCATTCGGAAGCAACTTGCCACCACCATCAAGCATCTGCTGTACACCCTGCAACATAAGCCTGTCATGTTGTGCCTGCTTCATGCCGGCAACAGCCAAATGCACTTCGGTCTCAGATGCAATCTGAGCACGAAGAATTGCATCAAGTCCATCAAACTCACCATCTGCCTTAGCACCAAGTCTTGTAAGCACATCATTGGCGTACTCCAAGAACCTCTTAGCTTCTTGATGCTTTGTGTACTCCCATGAAATGCCATCCGAGTAATCAAATGTTGACTGCTTACCACGTCCAGCACGAACATCAATCTCTGTACCATCAATCAAGTCCTGTAGAACTTTGACACGACTCTGCAAATTCACAACTTGTGCTTCATCTACGGCTTGAGCCGCAGCTGTCGCTTGGTCATACTTTGCTTGCAACTTATCGACCACAGCCTTCTGGTCAGCAACCTCTTGCCCAACTCGTTGAACTTCTGTGGACGAACTAGTTGCCTTATTCGCAACCGCTTCAAGTTCACGTGTCAATGCGGCTGCGGCATCCTCTGGGATGGCCGTAGCAACTGGTGCTACAGACTTGGGTACTGAAACAGTTTCTGTTGCAGGCAATGCTCTGAAATCAAATCCAGAATGCAGGTCATCAAGCTCTGCAAGTTCATTCACTTCATAATCAAAATCACTCTTGAAAAGTCTTTCAGTGTAATACTCAACGTCTTTTGGCTTAACAGTCAAACTGCGGTTGTACTTACCAAACTTATCTTTCTTGACAGAAGCATCAATAAAATTTTTCAACAACTTAACCATGTTGTCTAACTGTGTTTCAGTAGAACCACTAACCACTGTTACAGCGGTTTCAAGTTCATCGGTCAAACCAAACTTCGTTTTAGATGCGGCTTGTTCAACAAGATACTTCAGTCTTTGAACATCTTTCTTCTTGGAAAGAACCAGACCTTCTTCTTTAGCAATTTTCTTTACGTATTCAACTGCTTTCTCAAAATCGTCATATGGCATTGAACCATAAGTCCAACTCTGCCTGCGAACCTTAGTCGAAGCCATTTTCCCAGAATCACCAGAACGCTTGTACAACTCAGCCTGACGCTGACGAATCAGAGCAGCCTTACTCTTGCCCCTAGTGTAAGGAGTATCCATCTTGTTGTTACGCAACGTTTCAAGTATGCCAATTTCTCTTTCAAGTTGCTGTGTCGTCTTCTCAACATTGCTTCCTTTCAGGAACGAGTCAACTACTTTTGCACTCTCCTTATTCCTGAGCAACAAGACTTCATCTGCGCCACTAAGTCCAGTTATCGGCAAAGACTCAAAATCTGCAACTTCTATACCCTCACCTTGGGTTCCCAAGAATGTCCGTGACTCAATTTCGCTAACACCAGAACCACGAGTCTTAGCAGCCTTACCCATACCCAATGCTTCATCAATCAATGAAGTCACAGAATCTTCTTCTTCTTCTTCCACTATTGACTTGCTGGTTTTATCAACAACCCTTTGAATGTCGCCACTGGCTTCTTCCTTGAAAGCGACTTTGCTTTCAGGTTTCATAACACGTTTCTCGACTTTTCTCATTGTCGTAACAAAATCATTGAACGCCTGTGCCAATGCTTTGCGTCGTTCAAATGTGTATGCAGGAACATCAACAGCCGCTTCTTTCGCTGTCTCCCTTACGTACGTAATTATGTTTGATGCAGCATCAAGCTGTCTGACTTCATCAACAGCATTCGCTGCAAAAGCCTTGGCAAACTTCCTTTGCTCATAAGTTCTGTAATCCTGAAGCCATGAGTGATGTTCAGACTTATTCCAGTTATTCTTGATTTGAGTACGACGATACTGCAACACTTTGTTGTGTTGCACAACGGCATCCGTTTCCCTGAAGTTGGCGACCACAAAGTCAACAAACCCATCGATTAGTTTGTCATCAGAAACATCAGCGCCCTGCAACGAGTCATCCAGATACGTTGCTCGCTCAGCCCTAAGTGCTGTCATGAATCTATCAAACACAGGACTGCCAGTTTCAATCGCACCACCGTGAACAATCCTGTCCCATTCAGCCCTAGTGAATGTCACTCCACCCGGCATGTACTCAACTGGCATCTCACTGAGATTTACGTATACCAAACTATGTGCACGGTTTGCATTGTTCTCTGTTCCTCGTGCAATCGGGTACTGCTCACTATTGCGGTAATCAGCAATGATGACGTCCAGTTCATCCTCTGTGGGCGAAATAAGTTCACCAGTCTCCCTGTCAATTACTTTACCGCCCTCGTCCAAAGAACGAGGTGCGGCAAGAATCCCTGCATCAACATCACCAGCATCAAGGCTTCCAGCACCAATCCTGAAATACTCTTCAGGATTATTCAAAACATATTCAGCCTGCCCACGCATACGTGTGAGTCGAACCATCTCATCCGACATTGCATCAATACTGGAGTTCATGTTATGGAAAAATATTGTCTTTGTTGAATCCAATTCTTTCAACATTCCATCTCGGACAATGTTCCTAATCTCAAACTTTTGAGCTTTATAAATCTTACTTTCTGAACTGTAGTTATTCAGAATGAAACGTGTTCTTTCAATCTGGTTTGCCATTGTGTCGATAAAACTATTCCAGTTATCCTCAATCGTTTTAGCAGCAATTGAGTCCTGACTCAAACGTGCAGCATCGCCAATCTGCTTCGCTATCTCATACATCTCAGCAATCAAATCATCAAACAGAATTTGACCATCTGTTGCCACATCATCTGTAATATTGAAAAGTTCACCAGAGTCAATAAACTTCAATGCCTTGTCAAATCGTTCCGCAATTGCATCCCATCGAGGTTGCAGTTCACCAACATTCTTCATGTTGTTACGTGCATTTTGCAAAAACTGCATACGAGAATCTACGTAATTCAATACATTCTGGTTCTCTCGTGCAACAGTAACCCAACGCATCTGCTGCACTTCGCTAAGCCTGCTAAGTCGCTTAGCCATTGCTTCGCCTTTTGCCGTTACAGCTGGCTTTGGTTTTGCTGGCAAAAAGGGTCCATACACACCACCTTGTGTCACCATCATGTCTTCAAATATTTGACGCTGACGTTCAACAAGTCTGTTGGTGCCCAATGGACCAGTACCACCATCTCTACCAAAGTTCGCAGAAGTAAGAAGTTTGAATCTTTCCGTATCGCCATTTCGTAAAGCAACTATTGCAAATTCACGTGCTTCACGCTGAACAATTTCATCGATAACATCGTCGCCAATTTGAATTCCAAATGGTGAATACATTTCTTGCCACTTGTAAATTGTTGATAAAGCATTCTGCTGAATCAACAAATTCTCAACACCAGTTACATCGCCCATGCGTAGTCGCTCCAAAGCGATTTTCCACTGCTCAAATGTTGTGCCAACAGTTGATTTCAATGTTGAATTGAAATCATACTTATTCTTTGTCTGTGCAGATTTTACAGAAATATAATCGGCATAATCTTCTCTGAAACCACGACCAGTTTGTCCGCCAAGAACTTCGTTCTCAACAATTCTGGCTCTCAACCACTGCCCAATAACCTCTATCTTCCTATCAACGACGTCGCCCTTTGCGGCAGTAGTCTCAGGAACTAGTCCACCACGAACATCATCCATGAAGTTACGAATGTCATCAATGGTCATTCGAGAAACAGCAGCAGACGTCTGTGCTGGCATACGATGCTTAGTTGGGGACTTTGGCCCCCAACCAATAGCCTCTTTTCTAGCCACTGAATCCCCAATCGGTTCACCTAGTTCGTCCACAATCTTGGCAAATATCTCGTATTGTTCTACCGCACCATACTGGCCAATGTTGTTTAGTGCTGGAAACACATCACTAACTTGAGCAGAAAACTCAATGTCTCGTGACAAGACACCAACCATTTCAACGTATTCATCAAACTTGTCAAGCAGAGGAGCAATTTCCGCAATCTTCTCTGAAGTCATTTCTTCGTACTTGATATTAGAAAACTGTTTCATCAAAGACTTTAGTTCTTCAAACTTTTCAGTTATCTGAACACTACGTGTGTTCTGAAAAAACAAATTGAAACCACTCAGGTTGTCACGATTCTCAACCTGTGCAGCAATATCGGCAAGCATCTTCTGGTATTGCCCATCCATCTGTGCAGCAATTGCAATCTGTTCATCAAGAGCTTTCAACAAATTCTCTATTTCAGATGGCTCTAACAAACCTTCCTTCATTGCAATCAATGCAGTTTCCAGCGAACCATGTTTACCGATAAGTTCGTTTCTAACCGAAGTTAATGCGTTATCCAAAAACAATGAGTGTTTACGAATTGCTTGTTCAAGGTTCCTAAACATTGCATTCGGACGTGTCTTCATCATTTCGGTCGAATACGACGGACTTATCTTCAACAAGGTTTCACTGAAGTTTATGTAGTCTGGATAATTCTTTGTCAAATACTCCAAGGTATCGAACCAACCCATTTGGTCTGAATACTGCTGCAAGTATCCTGCAAAAACTTTTGTTACATCAGTCTCAAAAATGTCAAAGTTCACCTTGCCAGAACGCCTAGCAATTGCATTCAAAGCATCAGCAGTCATGTCTGCTTCTGTAAGTTCTACACCAAACCACTTGTCACCCGGTTTCAAAGTTCGTTCATGAAAAACCTGTCTACGGTCAGAAGCTGGGATTTGATTTCTAGCCAAAGGCTCCATGCCTTCATCGCCATACATCATGGCATCAAACTTGTCATTGCCAAGTTTCAACCTATTCTGCAACGCAGCTTCAGTTTCAATGTGAGGGAAGTATCCATCACGATACGGAATTGGTGCACCACCAACAGCAAGACTCCTAGCGTTCGCTTTTGAATGCAAATAGTCCATTGCATTACGCATCTTTTGGGCAACGATTGCCCCTGCGCTTCCACGAGCAACCAACTCTTCTAGTTGCTCCTTCGGAACCTCATCTAGATATCTGTGAGCGTTCTCAACCCCAGCAAGTTCGTTGACCGTTTCGCCAATCTGTCGTTTACCATCTTCAAGATGTATGGCAGTACGAAGTCGCCCAATATCATGACCTTCAACAACCATCATGGCTTCATTCATTTCTTTTGAACTCAACAAAGTACCATCGGCAAGATTCACCCTCGCCTTCAACAAAGTATTGTCAATTACAGGTTCGCCAGTTTTCTCGTCAATAACCTTGGTGCCAAATCGCATGATACGACCAACACCCTTTGGAGTAGCCGCAGTGCGAACAGCCTTACCAGCTTTTGTGGTCGACAAGAACAAACGCAAATCAGTTATTGCATCATCTGACAAACGACCAATAGTTGTTGTACCCGGAATTTTGAAGCGACTACCAAAGTAATAAATACCGGGACCACGTACCCCGATGGATTGAGCAAATCCTTCGGGGATATTTGGATGTTTTACAAACACACGCTTACCATCAGAATAAACCTTTGCTGCAATCTCGGTGATTGCATCATTGGTTAGATTCTGATAACCCTCTTCACCTGCATCCCTAAGAGCGGTCAGACGCTTCTTAGTGAAGCGTCCCAAAGCTGCACGACCATCTCGTCCGACCACATGCTTGCCAAGAACACTTCGAGCCCTAACAATTACGTCACCATTATCAAGTACTTTTTTTACTACAAGATTTTTTGCAGCACCCTCTGCTATTTCTCTACCCGCCACTTCTACAAGTTCTTTGCCAACCATTTCGGCAAATTCTTTTGCCGCAAATTTAATAGTGGCTTTAACTGGAATGGCGGTACCAACTGACAGATAGTTGATTGGGTCAAACACCAAGTCACCAATCAAGCCAGTTGCACGACCAGCCCAACGTCCAAGCATCGTCTTGTTACTAATGGGAAATGCTCGACCATAACCAAAACCTTTATCTAGGGTCTGTCGCTTCCAATCAGAAAAAGATGCTTTTGTTTCTGGGTTCATGTCCCATGTGTCGGCAAACTCTCTGAGTCCAGAAATCGTTGCTCGCTTGCTAATGTCAAGAATGTCAACAGCACCAGCAAGAACACCAGCAATGCCCTTAGGGCTTTTGAACTGGTCCATAATATCACTCAGTTCACCAGTTGCGTAATACGGTTTAGCCTCAGGCTGAGGTAAAGCAGTACCCGGTTTCTTGTAAGGGTTCTTATCTAATTGACCAAGCAGACCTTGAATCTGCGCTGAGTCACGCCTTACAATCGGTGCAACTTTTGGCTGAACTGGTTTCGCAGCTTTAGACTGCGTAACCTGTTTCAGAATATTTAGAACATCGTCGTCAGATGCCACGTTTCAACGCAGCCTTAAGGGTAGCGGCTTGTATCAGCGCATCCTTGAGTGGTGAACCACCACGTGCTTCGAGTTCCTTCTGAATCAAACCACCAACCTTTTCTGCTTTAGCAACTTTGCTAGAAGCACTCTGTGGCTTCCTAGCAACCATTGATGCCAAGTACTTGGCATAGTCTTCACGCATCTTGCTTGCACCTTCATCGAGAATAGGTGTTCCACCCATCTGCTCAAGCGCCCTCTGAGCCCTGTCTTTCTTTTGTCCAGCTTCGCTAACAAAAGGATTCAAGAACCTAACAGTCTTACCCAATCCAGATTTGATTGAATCAAATACAGAGTCATCTTTTTCTTTCAAGAATTGACGTGCAGCATTCTCATCCTGAATCTTCATCAACATCTTCAACTTCTCTTTAGGGTCAGTCACCATCTTCGGGCCGTACTTCGCCTGAATCTCAGCCAACTTACCCTGTTCCCATTTATCTGCTTCGTCAAAACCTTCCATGATTTTGTCGAATGTCTTAGGCGAATACTTGTACATGTCATCAAGCGTGTACTTAGCATCGGCACGTGGAAGCCCCTGCTTCTCAAACGGGTCTTGTTCCAACGACTGTTCCATAATCTTGGACTTCACAGTCTGCTGTTCAGCAGCAATGCTGTCCAAGAACTTCGTCCAGACACCCGGCTTGACCTTCTTTGGAACTTCGTCATACAGGTTCCAAGGAGCCTCACCAGCACGTATACGAGACGCTGCAGCCGTATATGGGTCATCAGGGTTGCCTGATGCCGCCAACAAGGTATTAGGCGCATAACGCTCCCACAATTGATTCTCATCAAATGTGGGCTTTGGCTGGTAAGTCCCCATAAGGAACGACATGACAGGGTCCATGGTTGCACTGGAGAAATCTGATGATTTCCCAGCAATCATTGCCTGAATCAAAGCCATTGTCTGCGGGTCCATACCCTATGCGCCTTTCGTTACCAGCGACTGAATCAACTGTTCTTCCAAGGTCTGGCCCTTGTTTGACTTTGCTTGTTCCAGTTCAAAACGCTGTGCATTGATTTGCCTAATTAGGTCGTCAAGTTGACTCTGCTTCTGCTTGGCAGCCGCAGACTGGTACGCACCACGACCAGCAAGCAATTGCTGGTTCGCAAAGTTACGAGCCATCGCAGCCTCATTTTGCAACGACTGCTGATTTGCATCTGATGCCCTTCTAAGCACGTCGTACAACGTGTTGAACCCAGACGCACCCTGTGCGTTGTACTGGTTCTCCAGTGCAGCCTGAGCAGCAATCTCAGGTGAATCCAAACCGTACTGTGAGTACTGGTTACTTACGTCCCCAACTGTGGTCGGCGTAAATGATGCATTCGCATACGGGTTCTGGTATCCACCCAGATACTGGCTCAAGGCGTCATAGCCTTGACCAGTCATTTGTGATGCTTGGTCATAACCAGCAGCAATGTCAGCCAAAGCAGATGCATAGTTTGCATCAATCTGTCCCTGACCTGTCTGTTGCATCGTATCCAACTGTGAACCAAGTTGTGAATACGGCTTAGCCCATGCGTTCGAGTTGTAATAGTTCTGCAAAGCTGCATACTGTGCTGCCTGTTGCTTCTTCGCTTCAGCAGCAGAAGCCAGTTCGTTCTGATACTTCAACCAGTTCAAAGCATTAGAACTGGTGCGTGGGTCTCCTGACCCACCACCACCAACACCGCCACCAGCCCATGCATTCGGGTTCACAATATCAACAGAACCAATAACAGGTGCGTTCTCATCACCGTAATGCTTCATGTTGTAAGCAACACGTTGCTCTGGACTAGCAGCATCGTAGTTGAATGGGTCAGCGTTAATCATTGATGTGGAGTTCAATTGAGAAGTACGTGAAATACGGTCAAGATTCGTTCCATATTTATTTGTCACTGCAGCTGGGTCAAACTGCGTTGGTACCTGTGCCGGCCACATCGTCACATTAGGTGTCGTTGCAACAACTTTGCCTTGTTGACTTGTTCCTCTATCTGCAGCCATCTTATACTCCCATTCTCATTTGCCATATAGCCATGGCATCATTGTTAATCTGATTGGTCTTATCTCTTTCGATATCAACCAAATCTTGCTGATACTGAGTTCCACGTTGTGTCGTTTCCAAACCATACTGTTGGTTTGTTTCATCAAGACCACGCTGATAATCAGCGGTGTCACGAACTTGTCTTTTACCAAAGTCAATCATCGCCCTACGGAATGCACCAGATTTAACATCTGGACTCCGCAATCCACGACGTCCAAAGCCAGATTCAATCTGGCGACGCTGTGGCACAAACGATTCATTCAAATCACGCAAACCTCTAGCACCACGTTGATTAGAAATAAAGTTTGCATAATCAGATACACCTTGTGTTGCAGAGTAATTTTTCAACAAAGCACGACGTTGTGCTTCGAACACAGCTGGGTTATACGCCATAGTATTTTTCCTTCTTCTTAGATGCTTGCGCATTGTTCTCCATAGAATCAATGCGCTTGTTTAGTCGTTCAATTTCACTTACCAAAGACATGACAATCTGACGGATGACTACAGCATCCGTTGAACGCAACGCAGTAAGACCGGGAACAAGTACTTCCATTATCCAGTTATCTTTCTAGGATTGAACTTGTATGCAATACTGTCAATACCCCACGACAGACCATTGGGCCCAGTGAATAGCAACTGCACGGAACGTGCCAAACCAAGATTCGAGCCTCGCATCAACTGGGCTCCTTCAGCAATAACACCCCATCTGTCCTTACCCCACTGACCAGCTCCCCATTTCATTCCACGACCACTTGCCGGCAAGGTCAGGTTGAAACTCTTGCGTTCATTTCCTAATGCTTCTTCAAAGTTGTGGTACACCTTGATGTTGATAACTCTTGATGTGTCTGCCTGCTTTACAACAATGTCTGGTCTACGGAACATTTTCTTCTGCGAATACGAACGACCATCAACCCAACCAGTTCTGTAATAACTAGAAAAACCTTGAGCAGTTCCACCAATCAAATCTTTTTCCTCGTCATAAATATCCACCTTCAACACTCTTGGGAGTGTTGGGTGAATCATGTACGAAGCAGTCACTCCACCTGTGGGCGTAAAGTTCACACCACCAATTAGTCCGTAACCATCAGCAGTCTGATGTGCGACCCAACTTCCGTTACGGATTGTTGGGTCATAAACAAACGAAATGGTTGGCTGTGTAGCAGCCGTTGTCTTGGAGTATGGCAAAGATACCCATACACGACGACCAATGTATGAAACGCTGACAGCACTATCAGCCGCATCATTGACATAACCCAATGGGTAAATCGGTTCTATGTTTTCAAACAAATCATTCAGAGTTGTTCCGTTGTAGTAATACAAACCATTTGCATGGGAATAGAAATAAACACCAGTTTCAGATGATGCAATCCAATCATGCGAAGAACAACCAAGTGTTGACGTCAACTGCACGACTTGAAAGTCTGCAGTTTCGTATCCGTAAACAATATAAACAGCATTCGGCTTGAAAACAACTAATTGTCCGGCCACAATCGCTAGACCAGTTATGCCAAGTCCACCACCCTCGAAATCAATCGAGTCATCTTGGAACCAATCCTCTGGCAATGACTCATGTGACCAACGCAATCTATTCGGGTAAGCAATACCATTTTCAATAGTGTTTGCCACAAACATTTTGTTTGCATGAACAATAATGTGCTGTGCTGTTGGAATCTTTCCACCAATTGGAGAACCATAAGCCTGCCAATCATGTGGCAATGTTCCAGAAGCAGTTAGTGCTGTTGCGTATGTGTCACCACTAGACCACTTGTAACCGCCGTTACCAGCGGTTCCCATAACCATATACAGCGTGTTGCCCCACTGGGCAAAACACGCACCATGTTCTTGCTGTGGAACAACAGGAAGACCAGCACCGTACTCAAGAACTGTAAAGTTCCCACCAGTTGACTTGAACACTCTGTTGTTAGTTGTCAACATCAAGTTAGGTGTCGAACCATTGAAAGCGTAAAGCTTCTGTGGGTTCCATGTGGTCGCATAAGGAATTGCTGTTGAGTTAATCTCACGCATTGCACCACGAGTGAACAAACCACCTCGTGGGTCAATCTCGACATTCAACATGTCAGGTGACTCGTTACGAGCCAACTGGAATTGGTCTGCTCTTAGATTCAGACCACCAGTGAAGTCGTCATATCGCTCAACAACTACGTTGCTCATTGTCCAAGCGTTCCACCAAGCGTCTGCAACCAGCGACGCATAGTTGGATATTCACGACCAGCAGACATAATAACTGGACGTGCACTTGATGCCTTCATCAAGTCACGTCGTGCAAGAGCAACACCTTCTTCAAATGAACGCAAATACATCGCTGCTAGTTCGGCGTCTTCCTGACGCTGATACACACGTGACAATACAAAGTATGGCAACAATGCGTGGAACCACTCGTCAATGTCTATTTCGTCATCTGGTGAATCCAGCCAATCGTAGGTTGGGTTGCGATAAACACGGATACTGATTGGGTAAGCAGCATCTGGCTTGGGCCAGAAATGAATCTTGTCTTCCCAAATAGAAAAGAAATATGGACGACTTGCGGTGTCCATATTTCCCAACCAAATCTCCTCTGCATCATCATAAGCAATCAATGTCATTCTGTTGCCAGAAAGACTTGTATCGACCACAGAGATAATCTCTCGAATGTCGCCAATGTTCTCAATCGTGTACGAGCGTGTCCCTGCTACGGTCGTCAGCGTGTAACTTTTCTGCAGAAACGGCCAACGGCGTTCCAGCGTATAAATGCGCTGAAACGCTTCACGTGCAAACTGGTCAACAACCGAGTTTGGCAAGTCTGCTTCATCCAAATCAACCATGGCTCGCACTTGGTCACGAAGTTGATTCAGTGTAATCATTGAGCGGCTCCTTGGCTTCTTAGATGACCAACGCAGTAATCTGTGCCCTTAGCCTTCGGACCCTCGCACGTATCTTCGTTTGCGATGCACCTATTACGCCCAATATATGGCGCACTTGGTGCGGCTAGTTTTGCCCCTTCAATGTGGGCGAGACGGAGACCAGTCACTGGTTTTCCGTAAAGAGCGTAAGCAGGCGTTGCGTTTTTCATATACAACTAACGCAATTTGTTACATAACCCACCGGAACTCCTTGAAGTTCCGATGGGAAATGCAGTGTTTTACTTAACGACCAAAAGGAGTAGGACGAACCTTACCCTTTGGTTTTGCTGTTTGACCAGCATCAGCCACTCGCTGGCCGAAGCTGCGACTGTCTTTCTTCTTCTTTGGTTTTGGTGGATACATTCCACGTGCTTCACTAATGATGTACTGAAGCTTCTTCTTTGGTTCTGCTTGCTTTGCACCACGACCTACACGAACTGGCTGGTCTCCACCAGTCGAGTTCTTCTTTGCTGCAGGCTTTGGAGCAGGCTTCTTAGGAGCTGGCTTTTTTGGAGCCTTCTTCTTTGGCTTCTTACGACGTCCGCTTGGAAGTGTTGGGTTGTACCCACGGCCTGCGGTTTCTTCTCTTGGGTCCATTGACATGGCTTGCCTCTTTCGTTTTTGAATTTGAATAATGAGAGAAAGGGGGATGGCTTACGGGGAAGTTGGGCCACCCCCCAGATTCTCTAATTAGGCAGTCTTAGCGGTGAGCTTGCCCTGCTTCTTGCGGTTACGGCATGTGAGGTTTCCGTAGCACATGATGAGTGCGTAACGAGCGTCCAAGTTTTCTGGACGAACGAACTCTGTCTGTGCAAACCACTTGCCTGAGTGACCAACCAAGGTCAGGTACTTGCTGTTGATGAAGAACATGTTGCCAGCAGGTGCTGCAGTGTCGTACACAACAGGAGCAGCCTTGAACAGCAAGTTCTGGAATCCAGCATCTGCAGTCTTGGTGTCTGTGTAACGCAACTGTGGTTGCAACAATGACTCGTACTTCTCGAACAACGCACGGGTTGTCAGCACGAGGTCTGGATGGTCTGAACCAACAGAAACCGTGTTGTAAGCGGTTGCCATTTGTGCGAGGGTCAAAGCACCTGCGGTGTTTTCCTCGTACGAACGCCAGTACTCGTTACCTGCGGTTGCTGAGTTGATTCCACCAACGGTGTTGCCTGATTCAATCAAGCTTCCAAGACCTTCCCAGTTCTTGCCGCTGTTGCCGGTTCCGTCACCAAAGAACATGGTGTTGAAGCCTTCACGCATTGACTCTTCAGCCTGCATGATTTTTGCTTCCAACAGGTTGATGATTTCCTGTTCGCCGTTGTTCTTTGCTTCTTCGATACCGCTGATTGCGATAGATGCAGCGTACTGCTTCCATTCGTATTCAGCAGCCGAAATGCCGGTTTGTGGTGACAACGAAATGGTGTCGTAACCTGAGTACGAAGCCACCGTTGAGTTCTGACCGTAGATGAGTGGTTCCACAATTTTGGTACCACCGTTGACCATACGGATACGACCATTCGACATGAGGTGGTTCGTAAGCACACGGTCTGTGAACACGTTGTCTGTCAACTGAGCTCGGTAATTAGCGAGGGTCGTTGAGAGCAGCGCATCAAAGTTTGGGTTTGACATGATTTACTCCTTGGGTTTAGTACTAGCCGTTCATCTGCCGTTTTGCGGCTTCAAAAGCGTCTCGTAATGTTGTAATTGGTTTTGCCGATACATCAGCGCTTACAGATGATGCTCCACCGCTCACAACCCCTGAGTTCCGTTTGGCTTGTGTAATCTGCTCAGTTTCCTGAGCCTTCTTAGCACGTATCTGACGAATTGCCTGAGCGTCTTCGTAGATACTGTCAAACTTCAGTTGTTTGTAAACTGCTTCCAAATCAGTTGAGCCAATGGCTAACGCCTTTGCCACAACTTCATTTGCATCAAAATCAGCACCGTATCGATTTTTCAACGTCTCAACAGTTCGGTCCAACTCTTCCATCGCCTTTTGTTGTTCAAAGGCTTGGACTCGTTGTTCCAAATGTCGGTACTGTTTTTCAACAGGGTCTAAGTCCAGTTCCTCTTCAGCAGAGATTGTCTGGCTTACACCATAATGCTTACTCAATAGTTCCAAAGTTTTCTCTGGGTCAGTTTGCAAGGCTTCTTGCAAAGCTGCCCCAAATTGGACTTGACGCCGTTGCTCGCTGAGTTCCTGTGTCTTGCGGGTATAGTCCGCTTGACGCTGGTATCCAGAAAGCGCCTCTTTGAGTGGAACTCTTACGTCTTCACCATTGACTTGTACGGAGACATACTTGTCGCCAAACTCATCAACAGGAAGCAGTTCGATTTCCGCTTCGCTGAGGCTTTCAACTACATCCGTAACTTCTTGTGGTTGTCCCGAAGTTTCTACTTCTGGGGCCAAATCGGTTATGACTTCATTGCTATGTACTTCACTCATTCTTTGAGTCCTCCAAGGGTTGCTCTATATCTAGTGATTGTTCGTTACATCCCCGGTGGGGGTGCTCCTCCACCTTGCATGAGTTGCATGAGTAACTCTGGTGGAAGACCTGCTAATTCAGGGGGCATACCTTGCGGTGGCATTCCCTGTGGTGGCATACCCTGCGGCGGCATTGGTGGCATACCTTGTGGTGGCATCATCTCTGCTTGTGGACCTTCCATCATTTCTGGTCCACCCATTGGTTCTTCTGGACCCATCGGCTCTGGAGGAGGCGGTGGACCCTGAATGAACATTGAAGGTTGTTTCACACCAAAACCGTATTGCAGAACATATTCTGCAAGCTTCTGGATGTTGATAATTCCACTCTGGATAAACGGTGCCATAGCGTCCATAATCTGCATGGCAGATTGACGCCTAAACGATTCATTCGTTGGCTGTGTTGAACCACCTTCAACTTCAAAGTCAAATTCACCCTGAATGTAGTCACGGTCAAACTTGACCCAAGCACGTTTTTCGCCAACACTAATGATTCGAATTGCTTGCTCTCCAGTCATGTACTGTTGAGCAAGCATTACCAATCGTCGACCACAATCAGCGATAGAGCGTTCAATTGCAGCCAACTTGTCTGATGCACGTGCGTTAGCCGCATCTTGCACGATTCCCGCTTCTGTGGCCGTACGACGGATTTCAGGAAGCGAACCACGCTGGTACTCAGATACACCAGAAACCTGATTGATATCCCCAGATATCAATTCAGACTGGTTGTAAAACTCTGGTGGACTCATTACAGCCGGCATCGGCGCAATGACTCCACTCAAAGCTTCTTCTGAAATAACTGGAACCAACACGTTGTCTTCATCACTCTCAAGTGCTGAACGACCATCAACGTCAAATGCTGCTTCCTTGTAAAGCCACTTGCGTGAGAACCTCTTACGATGGTTCATCATTTGCGTACGGGTTTGATTCAATTCCATCTGCAATGGCTCGATTGCTTCGAGTTCTCCCATTGGGTAGAAAATGTCAGGAACGTCATAGTTGCGAAGCATGACAAATGGGTGTCCAAATGCAAATGGCATCTTGGTTGGATTCACCAAGAACTTGTCACCACCATCACAAAATACCGAAACAGTTCCACGGTCAATGTCGTAAAACTCCCAGATTTCTACATATGAGTCTTCAGGCTTCTCACTTCGTCGTGGACGCAAGTCTCCACGCCAATCGTCAGAACTCCACTTGGAGTAATGCGATGGTGCTGCATCAGTTCTTGCTGCAGAGTTGTATCGCTTGTCCTTCTTGACTTCTTCCAACGGACGACGAATTCGCTGGGCAATCCAGCGAATGTCAGACATTGATGTTGCGTCAGCATCGACAAAAATGTCAAAAGCTGATACACGTTCCACGAATGGACGGTCTTCTGTAATAATCAATTCTGATTCAGTAATTGATTCTGGTGTTGCCAGTTCATCGGCATTGTCGTATTCGCCTTCTTGCGTTTCGACAAAACGATAACCAGTCTTCAACCAACCATGACCAACAATCAACATGTCTTTGACTGCACGACGGAACTCACGTTGGCATTCAAAATGACGCCACCAATAGTTCACGATTTCCTCTGTGATGATTGCTCTTGGAGCATCATCAACATTCTTTGCATTAACCACAATCTTTGGGTAGTTGACAGAAACGCTTGGGGAAATGACGTTGATTGTTGCAAACGCCATGTTTACCAACAGACGGTCTTCTTCAGAAATCGTCCTGTAATGCTTACCACGGTACATGTCAATCATTCGACGCCAAAGGTCGTCGTAGTTCTCTTCACGCCTCCAGCGGCGTGATTGCTCAATCTTGTTCCTGTACTTGGTAATCAGTTCAGTGTTTGAAGTCCGTGCCATTAATCTTCCTTCTGCCCTTCATGCCAACCGATGTGGTGGTCAAGCTTGCTACCTATTTTGTCAACCTTGTTGCCAATAGTCCTCAAAAGGATTCTTCCTTCAGCGTGTTGCTCGGTGTTCTCTTTGCGTAACTTCTGTAGTACCACCACCAGCGGACCTGTAATAATCGCTGCCGCCAAAGGAACCCAAACTGACTCCACCGCATTACATCCAATTCGTCACTGGCTCGGCATTAATGCCATTTGCTTTGGCATCTGCAAGTGTCTGACGTTGGCGTTCGCCAATCGTCGGCCCATGAAAGTCTTCTTTCCCATGGGTGAATCCAAGTCGAATTGTTTTGACATGGCATTTGAAGCAAATCGAACCACGACGGGGCAATTCATCTGCCTCAAACGTCGATAAACAGGTCAAACAGCGAAATTCGTTCATAACTAGTGAGCAAAGCGTTACTCTCGGTAGTTAAATGAACCAATTGCCCTTTCTTTTTGCACTGGTTCACGAACAATGTGTCTTTCCCACCATTCAAAAGAGTTCTTCAAAGGCTCTTTGTCCTGACGATATTCCGGCAACCAGACATACTTCAGCATCTGGTTGGTAATCGCTAGCGACATAACACGGTCGTCATGGGGTGAACCATGCATTTTCCCGTTTGCCTCACGAACGAAGGTGCGTAACTCGGCAACGGTTTCCTTATCGTAAATCCACAGAGCCTCGTCTCGAATGGCTCCATTGAGTTCGTCAATAGCCAATGGCTTGGAGACCGAAGTCGTCCTCCAACCCATTGTCTCGGTAATCGTTGGGGTTCTTTGTCCCAACTTCCTAGAACGATAAATGTTTCTATAACCAGTTCTCTGCAGGGCTTTGATTGTCGTCAAACCATGGTTGTTTGACTCAATACCCACAAGAGCGTAATTATAGAAATGCCCAATTCCCCTGAGAACTTCCTCGCCAAACAAGTCAGCGTCAACATGTCCATGCCAATGTGCAACCAAGAGTCCCGTACTGGCTGATATGACATGAGCAGAACTGTAGTCGCCATGACCTAGCCCTTCGGCTACGTCGGCTCCAACTACATAAACCTCGTTGTAATCTGGGAATTCATAAATAGCAAATTCACCACCGTCGTCCACAAAGTCCCAGCTATTGACACCGTTGTACTTCAGGTAGCCACGCTCTGGCTCAATTGACTCCAAGAGTCTGAGTTTGTCCAAGTCAAAGACTGGACGACCAGAACGGATAAACGCTTCCTCTGGGTCACTTGGGTATTCCTGAGCCAACTGCCAGTCTGGCAAGTCTCGCTTCTTGGCTTCATACCAGTCTTCATCACGGTCTCCAGCAGACCAAGGGAAGAAGACGCCAGTGAATCGGTTTGTGGCCGTCTGAGACCCAACCCACAACTGATGAAATATGTTGCCTTCTCCGTTGGCTGTACTCAGACAGATAACACGACCACCCACGTCGGCAATAGGCTCAATAGATGCCCACGCTTCTTCAGCGTTGGGCAAGAACGCCATTTCGTCGATGATAACTCGGTATACCGATTCACCACGAGCAGGGTCATTACCTGATGGCAATGACTCAATTGCTGAGTCATTTGCAAACACCATCTTCAACTGGTTGTCAGACTGAAGTTCTGGGCCACGAACCTTCATCCATTGTGGCAACATCTTGTAGCCATACTTCGTTTTCTGTAGAAGCTTTGATGCTTCACGTTCCGTTCTGCTGAGCATGACCGTAAAGCGGTCTGCCCAAAAGAATGTTTCCCAAAACACGAAAGCCGCAGCCAGAGTGGAGAATCCAATCTGTCGTGCTTTCAAGACAATGCTGTAGCGTGAGTCAATCCAGACTTCAACAGTTTTCTGTTGGGCTTCACGCAACTCAAATTTGATTCGACCCCGTTCAGGGTGACGAATCATCCAGTGTGTTGCACAGAAATGGCTGAACGCCTCCACAAGCTCTGCTGTGGAAGCGTTATCAGACCCTTTGCATTTGCGCCATTCCTTCTCATTGAGAAGGTCTGTCAGTTCCATTGTTTACTCAGGAATCTCCGTAAATAATGCTTCGTCGGTTTTCTTGTTTTCTGCACGTTGTGCAAATTCACCAAGACCAAGTGCTGAAAGCACAAAGGCAATCGCTGGTTCCACAGGTGTCTGTGGCGCAAGAAACGCAACCACAATGGCAACAGCAGATGATACAAATGCTGCAACTCGTACTGGGTTGTTGTAGATAAAGTCTTTTACTTTTTGCATGATTCTCCTACCACTTGTTTAGGGGGCATGTTGCGTGAAGAAGTTTTACCTTCCCCGGCATTACACACCCACATTGTTTACACTGCTTCGTTACTTTGACCAGTTCTGGACATTCTTGACAGATGGCATAACGAGAATCTGAAACTTCCTCTTCGGCCCTTGGTGCGTTTGGGTTTAGCAAATCCCAAGGACGAGTTGTGCCTAGTTTCTCTTTGTAGGCTTGCCAAGCATTCATTCAGCAGGTGCACTAAAAACGCCGTTTGAATAAGTCCAACCATGGAAGTTGGTCAAGCCATTTGGTGACATTCGAGCAAAATCCTCTGGGGATATCTCTACCACTTTAGGGTCAGACTTTGCTACAGCAATGGCTTGTTCCGCACGGTTATCCCAACCGTGAATCCAAGCTACTTCTCCGTCAACTACAAAAGCAAAAACGGTCATTGGTGGAATTGATGTATCGCTCATTTTTTTCCTTTGTTATTAGCAACAAGTTGCGTTTACTGATTGTGCGGAGAACGGAGGACAAGTTGCTGTCGTTGG